TCCGCCTTGAAGAAGAGAACGAAGTATATCTCGAAGAGACAATTGAGTCGCTCCGTACAGAGCTAGTTGAGTCAGTTGACAAGTATCTTTCATATGCTGTTGATGAGTGGGTCAAACAAAATCAAATCGCAATCGAATCTTCACTAAAGTCTGAGATTGTCGATGAATTCATTGGTGGCCTAAAGAGCCTATTTGCTGAGCATTACATTGATGTTCCAGAAGATAAGGTTGATGTAATCGAACAGCTTACTTCACGCATTGAAGAGCTTGAAGCCAAACTAAACGAAACAATCGAACAGAACGTAGACCTTTCTGCAGCCGTAGTTGATGCAGAAGTCCAAAACGTATTTGCTGATATGACTGAAGGTCTAGTCATGACCCAAGTTGAAAAACTAAAGGGTCTATCGGAAGGTATTGAATATAGCTCTGTTGAAGAATTCAAAAAGAAGTTTTCTCTCATTAAGGAAACCTATTTCCCAAGTGAGAAGAAGCCAGCTACTTCTTCAACTGTTGAGACGTTGAATGAGAGCGTTGATGATGTTGTAGAAACTGTAAAGCCTACAGGTGTGATGGGTCGTTATGTTGATAGCCTTTCAAGACTATCAAAGAAGTAATTTTATAAATAAAAAATACCCATAAGGGTTAATAATAAGGAGAAAACAATGAACGTTAATGAAGCAATTCTACAGAAGTGGGCACCTGTGCTTGACCATCCTGATGCACCAGCATTTAAGGATAGCCATCGCCGTCATGTAACTGCTCAGCTTCTCGAAAACACCGAAGCTGCCATGCATGAAGCTGGCTCTTTCGCCCCACAGTCACTACTCGAAACTTCAGGCTCTGCTCCTGTTAACGTTTCTGGTGGTTCACTAAACTACGATCCAGTGCTCATCAGCCTCATTCGTCGTGCAATGCCTAACCTCGTTGCTTACGACTTCTGTGGCGTTCAGCCAATGACTGGTCCTACTGGCCTAATCTTCGCCCTACGTCCACAGTACGGCGCACAGTACACTAGCTCAACCGATTCAAATGGTGCAAACACTGCATTCTACTACGAAGCAAACACTGGTTGGTCAACCATCCAGACTGCTAACAGCATCGGCGGTAACAGCACCGTTGCTGCTGCTAACCAGAACTTCGGCGGTGTCTATGGTCAGAACACTTCAACAGTTGTTTCTGGCAGCACTTCCACCTATAACTTTGCTGGTGGTATGCCAACTGCTACTGCTGAATCACTCGGTTCAACCACTGGTTCTGACTTCGCCCAGATGGCAATCACCATCGAGCGTGTTAGCGTCACTGCCCAGAGCCGTGCACTAAAGGCCGAATACTCAATCGAACTCGCCCAGGACATGAAGGCAATTCATGGCCTAGACGCTGAGACTGAGCTTGCCACAATCCTACAGGCTGAAATCATGGCTGAAATCAACCGTGAAATCATCCGTACCGTTGTGCTAACCGCCCAGGCTGGCGCTTCCGACACTTCAGTCGCTGGCACCTTCAACCTCGACGTTGATGCAAACGGTCGTTGGTCAGTCGAAAAGTTCAAGGGTCTAATGTATCAGCTAGAGCGTGAGTCAAACGCTATCGCTAAGAATACCCGTCGTGGTAAGGGCAACTTCATGATCTGCTCTTCTGATGTAGCTTCTGCTCTTCAGATGGCAGGTGTGCTCGATTATGCCCCAGCTCTAAACAGCAACAACCTCCAGGTTGATGATACTGGCAATACCTTCGCTGGTGTCCTCAATGGCCGCATCCGTGTCTATATCGACCCCTATGCTGCTGGTAACTACGCTGTGGTTGGTTACAAGGGTTCTAGCGCATTCGACGCTGGTCTCTTCTACTGCCCATACGTCCCACTCCAGATGGTACGTGCTGTCGGTCAAGACACCTTCCAGCCCAAGATTGGATTTAAAACCCGCTACGGCGTTGTTGCCAATCCATTCTCAAAGGGTGCAGCATACAGCGACGGTTCACTAGTTGCCAACAGCAATGTGTTTTATAGAAGGGTGTTAGTTTCTAACCTTCTGTAATCCACTACCTTTAGTCTCGGTAGTTACTTAATTGTAATTAGAATAAAA